CACCGTGGTGGGATACTGACATGACGCAAGTCCAATTCGGCCCAGTCAATATCACCTACGGTAACTCGGCCCTCTTTACCGCCGAATTCTACGACGCCAACGGTAATGTTACGACGCCACTCAGCGCTACGCTGGCAATTACTTACATTAACCTGACCTTAGTTAGTCAGACTGACAGTGTGGCACTCACTCCGACAGGCAGTTTCCTGACCGGGACGTGGAGTTCGGTTAATGCTATACCGGGATTAGCTCCGTGGACGATTACGGTCACCGGGCAATCAACGGCAGCGCAAATAGGAACCATCAGAGTAATAGACCCATAAGGACCATACGATGTTCAATCCGCTGACCAACACATCAAAAGTTTTTAACTTCAACCCGACTGGGGCCGAGTTTGTCCTAGCGGCCTTCGGCCGTATTCAGGTCCGGCCGACTGAGTTGACGCAAAGCCATATGTTCAATGCCCGCATGGCGCTGAACTTCGTGCTGTCGGAATGGTCGAATACCCAGCCCAATTTGTGGGAAGTAGACCTGCAGACCATGCCGTTGACGCAAGGCGTGGCAACTTACTCGGTGCCTAATCCCACGGTCATGATTTTGGACCTCTACATCCGCACCGGCACGACGCCGCAGAACTTTATTGACCGCTACATCACGCCGGTCAGCCGCACCGAATATGCGTCATATTCTAACAAATTCACCCAAGCCATCCCGACAGTCTATTGGTACGACCGCCTGATTTCGCAGGACGTGACTTTCTTTCCGGTGCCAGACGGCAACGGCCCCTACACAGCGATGTTCTACTCTGTTCGGCAGACTCAAGATGCCGACGTTCAGGGCGGCAATAACATCGAGATACCGTATCGCTACTATGAGGCTTATGTCGCCGGCTTGGCGTGGAAACTTGCCGAGATTTATGCACCGCAATTCGAAGACAAGATGTTCGCGCGGTACACTAGGGCGTTGAATATTGCGCAAGTGCAGGACACAGAAAACGTCCCAATGAGTATCATTCCCGGCTTAGGAAACTATTATACATGAGTTTTCGTCCGCACGGTCATGCCGAGAGTGACCCGTCTAATCCACGGGCGCATGCGATATGCGACCGTTGCGGGGCGACATACAACCATAATCAACTGCGCTGGCAATCGGATTGGCGCGGCACCCATCTCCAGAACCTTCGTTTCCTTGTCTGCCCATCCTGTCTTGACGCCTACCAGCAGAACGGCCAGCGCACGATAATCCTGCCGCAAGACCCCGTTCCAATTCAGAACGCGAGGCCGGAGTTCTATGTCGGCGCTGACAACCCGCTATCGGCGCTAGGCGCTAACCCCAATCCACTGCTTAACCTCTTCAGTGCCCAGACTGGCACCATGAGGGACGCCGCCGGACTTCCTGCCGCCTTTGACGGCAACTCCAATAAGCCGTCGTTCATGTCGGCGATGATTGTCCGCCCCGGCTCGTCCTATGAGAACTATGTCGGCATCAACTGGGCCGAGTATCCCGGCGGCACCTACCCGACCGGGCTCGATACTCCGGTAATTGCCCATAATCTTGCTGATTGGGTAATCCAAGCACCTAATGACTCGACCTTCGGCTCGTCGGCTTTCGTAATTCAAGGCAGTAATACGCAGGGGCCTTGGACTTCTTGGACAACGCTTTATTCTGCCGGTCTGTTTGGGATTGTCGGCGAACAACGTAGTGGTACTACTGCCGTTGGCGGGTTCTATCAATTTCATCGCGTGGCATTTTACGGAGGCATCGGCGATCCTATTGCAGTAGCGCAAGTGCAGTTCAACGTGGCCGACTCCGCAACGATGACGACGAGCTAAGCCATGTCATCCTTAGTTTTATTGAAGTTCAATAGTGCAACGAATGCCAATTTCTTTCGTACTAATCCTAGTAATGTCCCCCTGCAGCCATCACAGGGAGATGTCACGGTTTCGGACGCCTCGGGTATTCTTTCAGGGTATTGGGTCACAGTTTTCACTTCTAATACAGCACCACTTCCACCAGGCTTTAACTCTGCCGTGCAGGTTTCTTGGGACCTTCAAAATAAAATCTTAGTCTTTGTAAGTCCTAATATCGATATAACAACTTTGCATGTTGAAGAAGGCGACAATACAATTGTCCAACAGGGGCTTCCATCTACGTTTGGCCAGCCGCCGGCTGACGCTGGGCCTCCGCAACCAACACCACAGAACTTTGACCCGCAGCCAGATGACCATTTGACAAATCCGTTCGGACCTGGGCCGATACCACCCTCGGCACCCACACCGGCACGCTATATCGCCCCCGCTGTTCACTTTGACGGCACTACCGTATTGGATTTAGCGCCGTTCGTGTCGCCGAATGCGGACTTTTTTTCATTTGCAGGTTGGTTCAAGAGCAATTGGTCAGGTAGTCAAATAGCTTTTGTTATTGATCCAGCAGGGAATAATAATCTGTTTCTTAAAATCGTTGCGGGCTTAACTTTTGTGGCCGGCACGGGTACTAATTGTTATTATTCAAGCGACGGATTAAATTGGAACGTGGCTAATGTACCAATTTCAGGAGTTACCTTTGTAGAATTCGATTATCTTCAGGGGATGTGGGCCGCCCAATTTTATACTGGGGCCTTCCCTGGAACTCAGTTCGGATGGATAACGACATTCGATGGTATCAATTGGTCTCTTGCTATTCAAAGTACGCAGGGAGACCCCATAGCACTCACTTTCGTAAATGATAATTTTGTGTTCACGCCGGTAGCCGGACCCGATGCTCCGGTTACTATACAAAATCCAAGTCCGTCCCCGCCTATACTTCGAGCAAACGATATGGACGCAACCCAGACCGCCGCGCTTGCTGACCCAAGTCAAGTCGCTAATGCGCCCACTATCCCACCAGGACAGGTTCTGTTTAATCCGCTTCCATCGGGATTTACGGCAATCAGAAGAGGCGGTGGTGGAACTCCGTTTCAATACACCAAGACGAGAATCACCAACGCCATAGTCAGCGGTGGCATTACATGGCCGGGAGCTACTTGGATCACGCCGCCGGGATGGAGCGTGGTGGTCGGCGGGGCCGATATATTTTATGGTGCGAATGCAACATTCAATCAGCCGCCAGAATTGTCTTACGCTTTTGATGCACTGTCCGTTAATGCTGACGTGACCAAAGCTCCTGTGGCGACTGGTCAATGGCAGCATATCATGGGTACAATAGACCAAGGCGAGCTTCTTTCCTTGCTGTATTTCGGCAACACTCTTGGTGGCGTGCAGAACATTATCAAAGCCGCCGGTTCTGCAACTAACGGCAAGACGCTCTATCTCGGCGGAGATACGGGGGGCGGTAGTTATACCGGAGATATGTCCGACCTGTATTTTTACCCAAACGTCTCGTTCATCGACCAAGAGACGCATCAAATTCAGAGAGATATACGTGGCTACTTTATTACTCCTGCTGGCGCTCCCGTGGACCCGTTTGGCGCAAACGGTCCGCTGGCAATTCCGTCATCGAGCCCTCATGCGCTCCTTGCACAACCATCGGTGTTTTGTCATGGGAAAGCGACACTTGCGCCCCCACCTGGCACTACGAGTTTTCGTATCAATAGTGATGGTGTTTCTGGTGGAGTTTTTCAGGTAACCTCAGGTGGTCTGACCGACGCTAACAGCAGTCCTTCGGATATATGGGTCTAAGATGAGCACCTTGAATTATAATATCTACGTCTCGCAGTCCGCCAATCTCATGGTGGTCAGCAGCGCAGACCCCAACTTTCAAACCATGCTGCCTGGCATGATTGACTATGCCGAACAGCGAATCTACCGCGAACTCGACCCGCTGCGTCAGCAGGTAGTGGACGCTACAGCAACTCTTTCCAGCGGAGTTCGCACCCTTACGCCGCCGACAGGGATAGGAACGTATATCTCTATCGACAAACTGAACATCATCACGCCGTCGAGCCTGACTGCGGCTACGGGTACTCGCTCACCTGTGGTGCCGGTATCGCAGGAGTTCATTGATATTACTTATCCATCCGGCCAAGCCAATACTGACGTGCCGGAGTTCTATGCGATGGTCAACAATACTACGATTGTCTTCGGGCCGTCGCCGGATTTGCCATACCCAGTCGAGATTACCGGTGTGCAGCGGCCGACCCCGTTGTCCTCGAACAACTCTAGCACCTATCTTACGCAGTATTGCCCAGACCTGTTTATTGCCGCTTCAATGGTGTTTGCCTTCGGCTATATGCGGGACTTCGGCGGCCAAGCCGATAACCCACAAGCAACCCAGTCATGGGAGTCACAATATAAACAATTGTTCCAATCGGCACAGATGGAGCAGTTGCGCGCCAAGTTCCAAGCCGAAGGCTGGACGGTCAAGAGTCCGTCGCCAATCGCTACGCCGCCGCGAGTTTGACCATGGCAATGGGTGCCGTAACACTGAAGCCTGGAGTGGACGTTGAGGCCACACCATCCTTGAATCAGGCCGGCATCTCACAGTCGCAGCTTATCCGCACCAAGAATGGGCTGACGCAAACTTATGGCGGTTGGGTACCCTATGGACCAGTTGCCATTGGCTCGACGGTGCGCGACCTTCATGCTTGGCAAGACGTAAGAGCGGTTGATTATCTTGGTGTCGGAGCTACGCAAAATCTAGTTGTTCTTACTCCCGTTTCCGCTGTCGATATTACGCCGCAGACATTTACGACCAATCCGGTCCCGAATTTTTCGACGATTGCCAGCTCGTTTACTGTTACGGTTGTTGACCAAAACAGCGGGGCTTCCCTTTTCGATACGGTATTTTTCAATACGCCGATATCAATCGATAACCTGCTTCTTAACGGCGCTTATAAGGTCACGGCGGTTCTCAGCACCCTTTCCTATCAGATTCAGTCTAGTGTGGCAGCCACTGCCGGCGTGCTCACCAGTGGAGTCGTTCCGGGGTTCAACACCACCATTAACTCCCCGATTGTTATCGTCACCATACCCAACAACACATTCCAGCCGATTATCGGCCTGACCGAAGCATTCTACGCACCGACTACGGTCGGCGGCATAACAATTACCGGCCCGTATCTGATTAATTCCATTGTCACTCCTAGCAGTCAATTTACGATTACCTCGACCAATCAGGCAACGGCGACTGCTTCAGGCTCAATGAACTCGTCTTTTGCTCAGTTGGTCTACT